TTGGTAAAGTTCTAGAACCGACTTTGGATGAAGATCTATTGCCTGTTTGGGAAGTATCAGAAGGCAAATGGAAAAGTTTTAGAATTTCAAAAGTAAATATGTTTCGAACAGAAGAGGAATTGACCAAACAAGATAAGTCTGGTCCCGATATTGATTCGAATCAAAAGCAGCAAATAATTGATCGCAAGCAAAAAGCAATGGAACAGTTTCAGGAAAAAGTTCAAAAGCAAAAAGAACAAGCGGAAAACGCAAGGCAATATTTTAAAGAAAGGAATTTAGATAATGGGTAAAAACAATACAGCAAATCGTGGTTTCAGTAGTCGTGCCATGAGAGCAGCGCGTGTGGAAATGTTTCGCAAGGCAATCAATCGAAAGAATAATCTAAATGGTTGTTCTTGTAAGAATAAGAAGAAGGGTTAATTATGCCAAATACAACAAATCGTGAAGCAGCACAGAAGCATCGTGTCAAGAAGCGTAAGTGGACTGCCAAGCAACAAGCAATGCTTGTAAATGCCAAGAAGAAAACTCTAGAGGAACTTCATAAACAAGGTCGTCTTCCAAAAGCACTCTATCACCGAATTGGTCTATGAATATTTTTGTTCTTGATGATGATCCGCGTAAAGCAGCGCGGATGATGTGTGACAAGCATGTGGTCAAGATGATTGTGGAGGGTTGTCAAATGCTCTCCACAAATCATCGCATGTCTGGTAGTCACGTAGTTTATACTGCTCCTGTAGAATTTTACAAGCAATCATTTCAAAATCATCCTTGTACAATTTGGGCGAGAGAGAATAAAGAAAACTATATGTGGTTGGCAGAACATACACATGAATTGTCATTAGAATATACACATCGATATGGTAAAATTCACAAGGCACACGATATGACCGTGTGGTTTACAAAATATTATCCATTGAGGATTCATGATGGTGAATTAACACCATTTGCTCAGGCAATGCCAGAGGAATTTAAAGTTCCTGGGGACGCAGTAGCAGCATATCGAAAATATTATATTGGTGCTAAGTCTCGGTTCGCAAAATGGAAATTTACAAAAACTCCAGATTGGTATGTTGAAGGCTTGACAAACGCTCCCGTTCTGGTATAATGTGCGTACACAAGTGAATTCCCCCTCGCGCTAGAGAGGGTTCCTGCGCTAAAAGCAAGATGGTATAAAATAATTTGTGTTATAATAACTGGAGATATATTATGATTGTTATTTAAAATGTCTGAAGTATATTAAAAGTATTATTATATTATGAGAGTTTTTGTGATTTTCGAAAAAAATCATGATTGCGGGAATCTTATAGTTTCTACCTCGCTCTTACTTACGAAACTAGGCGTTAAACAGTGTGAAATCGCCAATCACACAATCGCCCTTGTAGCTCAGTTGGTAGAGCAGCAGCCTTTTAAGCCGACGGTCACAGGTTCGATCCCTGTCGGGGGCATTATAGATAGAAAAGTGCGGGATTAGCATATCGGTAATGCGCTAGCCTTCCAAGCTAGTGAGGTGGGTTCGATTCCCATATTCCGCTTTATGAGTGATACTAGACAACATTCAGCAGGAAAGGGAGATAAACCAAGACCCGTTGATTATAAGAAGTGGTCCGAAAATTGGGATCGGATCTTCGGTAAAAAGAAAAAGAAAAAGAGTAAGAAAAATGCCAATTGAATATGAGATGAAATATCTCTATGAAACTACAGTAGATGCGATCTCTCGGTATTCCGAAGATCACACTGCTGCTTATTGGTTTATTAATATAGAACATACTGTTCTTAAAAATATACTTAATAGAGATTGTTATTCTTTAGTTTATTTCGAAGATCATGAGATGTGTGCTATGAGAGAATTAATTCGTCGTGGTTATTGGGTTAAATGGATTTCTTCCGAAGGTAAACCGATATTGTCCAAAGATCCTTTGCTTCCACAAAATCAATGGGATGATACCAAACCAATTAAATGTGGTGCAGATTGAACATTAAAGAAATTTCTAGAAAAATTCTAGAACGGTATGAGCAAACATTAATCAAACTAGCAGAAAACGAAAAGAATAACCTAAATAAAACGGAGGATTCCAATGGTTCCCGAAGAGGAGATTACAATTCGAATCAACAAGAAAAATTGGAAAATAAAGATTGTTAAATCGACAGAAAAGGGAATGTCACAAACTTCATTAGGAGAATGTGATGATCCTAACAAAGCAAATCCTGAGATTTGGGTAAAAAGAACACAAAAACCAATTGATCTCATGGATACAATAATTCATGAGGTTCTTCATGCGGTTCGTCCAGAATTGTCGGAAGAAGCAGTTTTAGACACCGCAACAACGATTGCTAAAGTTTTATGGAAGTTTAATTATCGTAAGCAATCGAATGAAGGCTAATAGTTCTTAGATGAGCTATTAGCCTTTTATTGTTTTAAAACTTTAAACTTTAAAAACTTTAAAAACTTTTAGGATATCGTCCAAGGGACTTGACATCCTACCCCCCTTGATGTATAATATACCCAGTTAACTGATCAGCAGTCGCGACTCCTGCGAGATCGGATGGTTTACGGGTCGCAAACAGAAAAGGATAGGATTAATCGTTATGGCAAACACCAACACTCTCAGCAAGAAGCGTCAAGTCATCAATCATCTCTCGCGCGGTTGGGGCATCGATGCCCGTGAAGCACTCAACAAGTACGGAGTTCAGAATCTTCGCGCTACGATGAGCGACATTCGTGAACAGGTCGAAGCGTATGGTAACTGGGAGATTGAGACTGTCGAGAACGGCAGCACTACCCGTTACTTCATGCGCGACACTCATCCGGGTCGTCGCACCTACGGGTTCCGCAAGGATGGTTCTCGTTTCATGATCAACGGTTGATCATAACAATTCAATATTCGCGAAGGTGTGGTGGAAACGCCACACCTTTGTTTTTATGACAGACAAAGATAGCATTTTGAATTTTGCGTATCCTTTGTGTCTTGAAATTCCAAGACAGAAGAAGCATATTTCTCTTATCTTTCATAAGAAAAGACTTCTTTCAATTGGAAGAAATTGTTTCAAGACACATCCAAAAGCGAAGAAGATTGGATATGCTTACGAGGAGATGCATTCTGAATTGGATGCGTTTCGTAAACTTCCATACAAATATCGTGGATTCAAACTCACTCTTGTAAACGTAAGATTTAATCGCTTTCGTCAACTTCGTATGTCAAGACCATGTGAACTTTGTACTCCGTGGTGTCGTGAAGTCTTTAGCGATATATACTATACAGACAATGAAGGTCTAAGAAAACTGGAGTAAATTATGAGCAAATTTGTGATCAAAGAAACAAGAGAAACGTGTGTGATTGTTGAATCGTACACCGATTTATTTGGCAAAGAAATGGTGAAAGTAAAGACCGATTCTGGTCAAATTATGGAAGTTGCCAAAGAAGACGTTGTTTACTTTCTACAGGATTAATTTTATGCCTTATAGACTCCATATCGATATCCCACTCAATATGAGTGAGGAAGAAGCACTGATCGCCTCACAACAAATTCTAGGAATTCTTGCTGATGTAGATACAGACGCAATTATTCTCAATGCTATTGGCGTTGAGGAGATCAATTATCGTCTTGGTCATGATGATGACCGTCAGAAGAGTAATTATTTTATGAAAGATGCCAATGGGCATGTGAATAACAAAAAGTCAAAGATTGTGGTTCCAAAGACCTTGACAAACACTACGGATCTGGTATAATAGATCCAACGCGCTGCGGGAGGTCTTGGTTATCTCAGCTCGACTTATAATCGAGTAAGACTTGGTTCGAATCCAAGGCAGCGTACTTTGCTCTCATAGATTAACTGGCTAAATCCCCGCCCTTTCAAGGCGGTGAGTCGGGGTTCGAGTCCCCGTGAGGGTATTCTCCGATAGCTCAGTTGGTAGAGCGCGAAGCTGTTAACTTCGATGTCACTGGTTCGAACCCAGTTCGGAGAGTTTGCCCCCTTAGCTCAGCGGTAGAGCCATGCTTTTGTAAAGCATAGGTCGTGAGTTCAAATCTCACAGGTGGCTTGCGGGGTGTAGCACAGCTTGGTAGTGCGCTTGCTTTGGGAGCAAGAAGTCGTTGGTTCAAATCCAGTCACCCCGATTAGGAAATTAATATGACACTTCCAAATGAATGGTTTATCTCAATGCGTAAGAATCGTGAATTTCTGTTCGAACTATTAAATCCGAATACTACTCCCCGGGTTCCTAAAGAAGTTCGCAAGAAAGCATCAGAGTGTTTGAAGCATTTTCCAATGAAACCAGAAATTGATAATTTGGAACAATTGTACAATAACATTCATAAGGATAAGAATGTAATTCTTGCTGAGACAAATAAAGAACTTCAACGAGTAGCAAATGAAATTCTTTTGGCACAAAATTCTTTGAGTAGAATGAGTTCTGCGTTACAAGAATTCATAAATAAACCTTGATATCGTTGATCTTTGTGAACGACTCAACTAGACGGGGGTGCGAATCCCCCCATCTCCATTTCTAACCTACGGGGGTGACTAGAATCGATAGGGAGAAGTAAGCATCAGGGAGATATCCGAGAGGTAGTCAACAACCCTCGTTAAATGCCAAAGTTGGCAACTATAAACGCCGCACCAATGCGTCGTGCTGCTTGAAGCAGTGGGGATTGGTCATCCCGCGACTGAATTGACCCCCACCAGTAATGGTGGGTTTTTTTATAAATATTTTTATGCTAAGTATATTTTTACCATCAAGATATTATCTGATAACCAATCTTCGAAGAATGGCATATTGCTGATTATGAAACACCAAGACCCATTTGAAAGACCATGGGATTTTGATGAATGTGTGGGAGCAATTGCGTTTGGGGTTCCTGTAGCACTTTGTAGTTATTCTCTTGGGGCGATTACCGTAGAAATTATACATAGATTAGTTACCCTTATACAAGATGCTTAGTATAACTTTATAAGGATTGCAGATGCAGCAAAATTCAAATCAGACGGATTATGGAATAGATTTTGGTCTTTTAATGGCAGGATTCTTTGGAGCATTAATTCTTGCTCTAAGTACTAAAAATCAGACACCGGGAAAAGCAATAACATCTATTTTAGCAGGGGCAATATGTGCTAATTATTTAACTCCCGTGGCGTTGAATTTTATGCCAGACTATATTCAAAATAATGGTAAATATGGTGCTGCATTTATAATGGGATTTATTGGATTGAAATCGTTAGAATTGATTTATGATTTTATTTCTAAGAAATTAAAAGCAAAAAATGGTAAGATAAATATTGACATCAACATGTAAGTTGTTATAATGGAGTAGATATGCCAAGAGAAATCAATAGAGCAGAATTAGTTTTTCTACAAGCAAATAAAGATGGACGTTGCCTTGATATGCTTTTTACTGAAAAAGAAATCTCAAAAGCACTTGCGAGAGCAGAAGATCCAAAAAATTCAGAGCTAATTCCAGAAAACTGTTGTACGTGTTGGCCTATTGAAAAACCACCAGAATGTTCGTTCTGGAATCGTATTATGTTTAAGTGTCCGAAATAATAAAGGAGATATATTATGAGTGAAGTAAAAATTGTTCGTCTTAATAGTGGTGAAGAACTTATTGCTAACGTTACAGATAATACAGATACAATTCATCTAAAAGATGCGTCTGTTCTGATTCCATCCCCAGAAGGCAAACTACTTCTTGCTAAGTGGTTGCCTTATGCCAATACTGAGAATGGTATCACTCTGGATAAGAAGCATATTGTATTTGTTATTGATCCTCAAAAGGAACTTGCCGAACACTTTACAACAGTTATCGTTAACAATCTTGTAATTCCTGGCAAGAAGATCGTAGATCCAACAGCATCCGGTCTAAAACTCACAGTTTAACCCTTGACACGACCATTTAACTATGGTATAATACGGGTATATTCCCGTAGCTCAGTTGGATAGAGCAACGGTTTTCTAAACCGTTGGTCAGTGGTTCGAGTCCACTCGGGAATGCTTATGAAAAAAACTAACTTTTATCAAATGAGAGTGTTTGGAAGAGGATCCAAGTTTGTATGGAAGCGTGTTCCATACTACCCAATTTTTAAAGGAGTAAATTTTATGAATAATCGTAATTTTTTCACAGGAATGGCAGTTGTTGGTCTTTTCGCTAATCTCTTTGTCGCACTTGCTGGAAAGAATCTTGATGCTGGAATGGCATCTCTATTCACCAACATTGGTAGCGTAGCAATCGCATCGGCACTTGTCTTCTTCATTCTCTCACGAAAGAGCGAAGCACAAGAGCGCATCGAAACTGATGATTATTATCGTGATCTTGATGCGGTGTATCGTCAAATCGACGACTCCGTTCGCGATCTTCGTCATGAACTTCGTGATGCTTCTCGCGCATGTGAAACGTCTTGTCGTGTAAAGAAGTGAATTAATAAATAAGTCTTGATGATAAAAACCACATATACTTACTCATTTAATGAGTTAAGTGGTAAACCAAAACGTTTCTTAGAATCAAGACCAGATTGTACAATAAAGGGTTACGGTGTCTCTACGGATACCGTAACCCTTTGTGTTTTATTTGAAAACACTCAAGTCTTTAATTGTTTGAATAAAACATTAAATGATAAATTTAAACTGACACCAACAAATATCCAAATAGTTTAGAATGGTCTTCCGTAAAAACTATTCTTACTATTTGTTCCTTTTAATATCGGTCCAGAGACATTACTCACATTTGATACTGCATTGACAAGAGCAGAAGTAACTTGAACTAGATTTTCAGTAATATTAGTTTGTACAGCAGTTTCTGTTTCGGGTGTAGCACAAAAAGTACCAGGAGTTATTTCTGTTCTTATTCCTTTTTCTGCTCTTAACCCACATTGTGATATTGTGTGATTATCAGTACACGATACTATAACTCCGTTGATGTATTCTATACAAGATCCAATTTTTTCATCATTTATATCTGGTTCTATATTGTAGTCACCAGATACATTTAAATATAAATTAATTCTTGTTCCTTTACCAGTTAAATCTGCTTCTGTTAAAATTCCTTCAACTAAAAGATATTCACTTCCATCTGAATCTATTTTTGATTCTAATACTTTAACAGGAGTATCTTGATCTTTAAAGGTGATATAATCTCCAACTTTTAAACCAAGATAATTAAAAGAACTTTTAGTGTTTTTTCCCAATTTATTTTTTATCACGGTCTTAAATGAAACATCATCTGTTATAGAATTAGTTGTCAAATATGGAATTTTATCAAATCTAGTTTTATCATATCTTGATATTGTGGATGACAATGATTGTACATTCGACACATCTGCTTTGACGATTCCATTTATATGTGATCTAAAGATATATGTGCCGCTAACATCTGCAATTTGTTCTGAATTTACATCACTATACTCACCATTTTGTATTGAAAATGAAATACCCGGATTTAACTGATTAAAATATTTTGTTACGATATCTGATATTGAATCATTTGTTTGATTTGTATAATCTATTATACATTTTGTATTGTTTGAATAAAATATAATATTTGGAGTGGACACTATTCCACGATTAATTGTTGCTTTTTCTTCTTTTGATCTTTCAATCGTAATACCATGAAACATACCACTTCGGACAAGAACAAGTTTGTCCTTCTTTGTCTTCCTAAAGGCTGATTTAATGTTTAATCTAGAATTTTTCATGTTCCTATGAATGAAAGGGTTGCACTTCCGGAGGCAGATCTAACAAATGTTGTTGATAGCGAAGATACTTCGAGATAAATTGTTTCTCCAGGACTTAAAATATATCCTGTTGTTGTAGATACACCTAAAGAATTTCCAATGTAAATATCAACAGTATTAGTTGCTGATGATTTAATTGTAACTCCGCTTTTAACTGCTTCTGTTCCTAATTGAACTGGGGTTGTTGTTAGAGTTTTTTGACCATGGAATACTCTATTTGGTTTTACTATAGAGTTGACAATTACTCTAGCACCAGAACCAGAAGTATTGATTAGATTTAATATATCAAGAGCATATCCAGCATTTGTAGCAACTGTTCCTATATCAGTTCTTAATGAATCGATTTCACTTATAATATCAGTATCATCTATTGTTACTGAACCAGAAACACCCACAGGAATTGAAGAATATGCTGCAACTTCTACAGCACCTCCTGCCAATATACCTTGAATTGTAACTGGAGTTCCATTTCCAGTATATCCTTGAACTCTTAATGGACCATCACTGTTTGTTACTCCTGTAGTTGCTGATACAGAAACTGAGAATGTAAATCCAGTATTAGTTACAGCAACCTTAAGAGCGTCACCAGATAATCCAAGTGCTACACCACCAACATTTAAATTAGTTTCAACATAAGTTGTTCCACCCGGACCATATACTGCAATCGAATCATCATATGCAGATAATTGGAATCCACCACTTATTCCAACACTGCCATACACAGTTACACTATCTGTGGTTGAATTTAAGCGTCTTCCTCCAGTAACACCGATTGCTGTAGCACCGCTTATTCCATACATACCAACATTATTTAAAATATTTACATATCCAGTAACACCAACAGGTCTACCGTTTGTTATTCCTTGAATTGATCCACATATACCAATTGGTGCATCTGTTGTAAATGTAGAACCAATTACAACTAAAGGAACTCCAGAATTTGTTCTCACATAAAAACTACCAGTTCCTGAAACTGTACCAGAAATAGAAATGGCAGAACCAGTGGATCCATAAATTTTTACTGGTGCTGGATATGATTCATTTACTCTATATGTGTAATTTTCATCACCCCAAGCAAGTTTAGATATTTGAGCATGTGCTGCACTAAAACCAACTGCTCCACTCGTACCATAATCAGTAGCAATTACTGCACTATTAGAATTTGCTATTGTGATTTCAATGTTATCGGCGGTATATACTGCCATATTATTTTCCTTTTACTTATATATAGTTATAGTTGACATATATTTTTAATCAGTTATAATACAGTCATGATTTTTAACATAACTAAAGAAGAGTTCTCTAAAAGAGTAGAAAAACACGTCAAAGAAAAAAACTCATCATATATGGATGCAGTTTTATATTTTTTTGAGGAATATTCTTATGATTTTTCAGTGGCACCAAAACTTTTGTCTCAACCTTTACTGGAAAAAATAGAGCAAGAGGCGAGAGAATTAAATTTTCTACCAAGAACAAAAAATAAATTACCTCTTGCTTGACAAGAGTATTTATTCAGATTACAATAAAGAGATGGGGAGTTCCCATCAGTTAGTTTAAGTCCGAAGGAGATCTTCGGGGAAAGTAGGTATTTATGGGTTTTAATGATCTTAAAAAGAAGTCTAAGTCTGGAATTGATGATCTTATTAAAAAGATGGAAGATCAAACAAAGACAAAAGACTATAAAGATGATCGATTTTGGCGACCAGAGCAAGATAAGTCTGGAAACGGGTTTGCGATCATTCGTTTTCTTCCTCCTGTAGAT